TAAGATGGAACTTGGTATGCATTTCGGTAGTGTAGATGCGGCGTTGATGATGATAGCTAGGACTAGTTCTGAAAGATATGGTAGTATATCAGAAGTTCCAGAAGGAAAGATAAGAAGTATAAATGAAGAGTCTGCATTGTATGATCCTTGGATTCCAGAACAACTAAAGAAGCTGACTAACAGAGACCTAGAAGGTATAGCTATAAGTTGGGGTGACTCACATCTTGTTGACAGGTCAATGAAATTGCCTCGTTATGTGTTTGGAACTAATAATGTAAGATGGAATCCAGAGCTAAAAGAGTACATGTTTAAGCAAGATAACGGTATAGAAATACCACTCTCTACTTTAACCAGACAAAAATCAGATAACATATATGTTTTTGAGAAGGGCGCTCAATTAAAAGAGTTCTATATAAATATAAAGAACCCACTAATATTGAATACAGATATAAATAATTACAGTGATCCTATTGGATGGATAAGATTTGCCAATTTGCCTGAAAGCCCGTTAGCACATCTAGCCACTAACTTCAGAGATTCTACACAAAGCATTGGACCTGACGATACTGTTGAGAAACAGATGTCTCCAGAGAATTTCAAAAAGTTTCAGAAATTTATTGATAAGGCTAGCAGGCATCAAGATGATACATATAGAGATATAGATGCTAGAGTTGACAATGAGCAGATAGGCTTTACTGAGGGTGAATCATTAAAGGTTAGGCTAATGGAGTCTACCGCTTCTAGTTTAAGAAGACTCTTTCAAAGTATGGGCTATGACTCTCTCCAAGTAGTTAACTTTCTTGACGCTTCTCACACTATAGAGTACATAATATTCGATGACTCAAATATTAAATCATCTGATTCATTAGAGTATACCCCAGAAAAGATGAGCCTTAATCTTATAAGGTCTATTGATGATACTGTCAAGGACGAGAAGGCAATCATGGCACCGGGTACTGAGAGTACAACTAGGGCGCTAATACAATCTGCTATTGGTGAGGGTAAATTAAGGAGTGGGTTACAATCTATCCAGAGAGCAATAGAACCATTGCTTACTGTTCCTGGGTTTGACTTGCTAGAGACTCAGCGCATGCTGACCAAGGGTGAGATATGGAGCTGGGAAAATACAGGGCGCATAACATTTGATGTCCTCAACGAGGCTAACCCAAAAGAAAAGAAAGTTATATTTAAATACTTTACCGAGCAAGGTGCATCTCCAGACGGCCTGCCTGATAGAGATATAGAGATAGCCACAAGAAGAACAGTTCTTGGTGGCACTAGGAAGAAAGGTGCGTTTCATTCTCCTACAGAAAAAATAAATATGAAGGCAAAGGTGATAGAGACTAAGGAGATTATTGAAAACATGGGTGAGGAACTGGTGGGGCTTGGCTTAATCAGCCCAGATCAGTTTGCCGCATTGCGTGGTAAGTATTTACCACAGCTGTATATGTCTTATGTGTTTGGAGACCAAGCACGCAAGACTATAGGGTACGGATTTAAAGCTTCTTCATTAGATTATACCAGGGCTAGAAAGGTATACGGCACGTGGATGGAAGAGCTTATACATGGAAAGATCGAAGACCCAGCCTTCCTATCTTCTAGATACCAAACAATGGTTGGAAGGGACATAGGTATTATTAAACTACTGAACTATATATCTACAGACCCTGGCGGATTTAATTGGGTTCTTCCTAATCAGTTAATAGAGATCAACGGAATGAAGGGTACACCCATGTACTTCAGGCATGAGGCCGAAGGCATGGAATACAGAGCTGACATTATAGAAGAGGGGGGTGACTCTGCCAGAGCAACTGCTACAAGAGCGCTAGCCAAAAAATTTAGAGAGGCATCGGCTAGACATCTTCCGGCAGAGAATGTAGACTCTAAGAGATATCGAAGAGTTCCAGATACTCCGCGCTATGGAACTATGCGTGGCATGTGGATTGTTAGAGAGATATACGATGACATGATTGCCCCCGGAGAATCCTTCTCTGATCAGAACCTTGCTCAATCTTTATTAAGTGATAGAGGATTGGGCGCAACGATTACTAGAGTGTTCAAGTATACCAGGGTTCCAATGAACCCACCTACGCAGGCACGTAATCTTATATCTAATACTATATTACTTCATACTTCTGGGGTGGCTTTGCATAGGCTTCCGGGAAGAATCGTGCAGGCTATGAATGATATACTACATGATGGAAAGTATTCTCAGTTAGCTAGGAAGTATGGTATAGAATCAACTACATTTTCTAGTCAGGAAATAGGAAGGATTGATGCAGAGTTTGCAAAGATAAAAGCTTCTGAGAAATCTTGGGAAGGTATGAAGGCTAGAGGTAAAATATTTTTTGATGAATGGTTGGATGTAGGAGGCAGGGCATATCAGAAATCTGAGGTTCTATTTAAGGTAGCTAAGATGATTGATATGATGGAGAGTAAGGGGGCGACAGAGGGTGAAGCTGCCATAGCTGCTAACAAAGCTATTCTAGATTACAGCAGTGTGTCTCAGGGTTTGAGGTGGTTGCGTAAGGTTCCTTTTGGTTCCCCATTTATAACCTTTAATGCTAAGGTTATGTTTCAGTTAGCCAGAAACCTACAGGATAATCCAGTATCTTTCCTTCCTTATGTAGCATTACCATTCCTTCTAGCTGAGGCATTGCTAGCTGAGCAAGACGATCTGGATGATGATGATATTGAAAAGCTTAGGGGTATGTTGCCAGAGTGGGCAGAAGATCAAGGCGGGATGTACTTCCTTCCTTGGAAGGATGCTCATGGTAGGTGGCGTGCGCTTAATATAGGCTACATGCTTCCATGGAATTCTCATTTGGAGATAGCTAAAAATGCATGGAAGGGTGAGTTCAAGAAGTCTTGGGGCGCCAGTGGAATGATGACAGGACCTTATAATGCATTCCAAGGGTTGGTAAACAATAAAGACTTCTTCACAGGTAATGAGATATACAATGAAGCTGATTCTCCTATGCAGCAGTATCAGGATATACTTATGTTTATATCTAGCAACATGATACCGCCTTTCTTAACACCAAGGAATAGGTCTGGTAATATTGTTACTGGTGGTGGTCCAGTTATTAAATTGTTACAAGCATATGGAGTGATGGATGGCAATATAGATAGGTATGGGTTGCCTAGGGTTACTGTTCCTCAAGCCTACATGTCTATGGTTGGGCTTAATACTTATAACTTTAATGAGTTTGCTGTTAAAGAAAAGCAAAGAAAAAAGATGTATGAGGTGAGGGAGATATTAGATAGGATGAGATCATTGATGATGCAGACTCGCGATCCACGCAAGAGGGAAGAGATCCGAGCAGAGTATTTAAAATTAGCGGGTAAAAAAATGATTGAAGTTAGAGAGTGGGTAGCTATGATGCAGGGGTATGAGAAGTTATTTGGTGCAACCCAGTGAGGCCTAAGTTTGTTGAGATAGAGTGGGTAGATATACTAGCCACGTCAGGGTGGGAGAAGCCAGAGGAGGTCGATCCTACTAGGTGTTGGTCAGTTGGTTATCTTATTTTTAAAGATGATAAGACTATAAAGATAGCTAACACTCTAGGAGATATGGATGGTAAGAAGGAGTGGGCCGGTATACATGCATTTCCTATTGGATGTGTAAAAAAAATACGCCCCATTTCTGGGGCGCACGGAGTGATTGATAAATTTTTTCCTATCCAAAAACGGCGTAAACGAATAAGCAAGAAGCTGTTACATATAGTGAGTACCAAAGGGTCAGACCAAACAGATGCTTAAGGAACAGCATCTATTCTACGGTTCCAGTTAGTTAAAGCCTCTGTTCTTAGCGGTGGTACTCTAGGATCAAATACAAATCCTAGTTTGCATTTGCCACATCCTACCATAAAATCCCCAACAATTCCTGGTGATCCACAGAATGGACAATCCTTTGGGTGTTCATCCATTAGATATATTCTCCCATTAATTTGCGTTGTGTTATAGAATGTATGTCATCGTAGTATCCATCACCATCTAGTCCATTCAACATGACAACCCCTCTCCACCATGTGTACTCTGTGTCCTTGCACCAACTCTCAGAGTACTTGGGATGTGAGTAGCAACCCGCAGACAATCCGAATATCTTTTGCCCATCAGGTCTTGTTTGTTCTGCGTGGTTGTATAGGTGTGAGTGTCCTTGGACTGCTGAGCAATGTAGTTTAGTTATAAGGTGGTAGCCTGTGTGTGCTGAACTTATAGGTCTTCCAGCCACGCCAGATGTAAAGTAATGTGAGAAGACTATACCACCTAATGTTATACAGCTTTTGAATGGTGTAATCTTCCATCCAAATTTTTCATACTGTAAGTCATTAATGCTTATGGTTCCCTCTAGTTCTGGAGAGAAGTTAGTTGCCCTAGTTATTCTGTCTTCATGATTACCAAGGCACATGTGTAATTTAGGTTTATATTGTTTCTCCTTTCTCTTTCTCTTGTTTGCATTTAGTTTCTTTATAGGTTCAAAGAGTTTAACTTGAGCATCTATAGTAGAGGCTACATCCTTTTTGTATCTCCTGCCTTCAAATCCTTTAGTACCTTTATCATAAGAAGATAGGCTTGGCATGTCTGCCATGTCTCCTAGACATAAGACTATATGTGGTTGCTTGTCCACTATCAAGTTTCCTAGAGCTGTGAACCTTTTGTTGTCATAGTCTGGAGATGCGTGAGGGTCTGGTATGATTAGTATGTTTCCTTTCTGTTTCATATCTCCCCTTGTTCTGGTTTGTACCAGATAATATAGTCAGTTCCTTCTATATATTTTCTGGCTTTCTTGAGAAGTTTAAATGTTTTTATCTCTTTGAACTGGCCCCTTTTCTTTTCTACTATTGTAAAGAATCCTTTCTTTGGTGAAAGATATTTTGGTTTGTGATATTTAAGGTCTGAAGTATTTTCAGGTTCTTGCTCATGTCTGGTCGATATGTCCTCTAACTGATCACTCGTAATGGGTTTGAAAGGTCCGTTCCAATGCTGAAAGATTTCTTGTTCTTCCATTTTTATTCTCCTATATTCCACATACTCCAGTTAAACATTGTTCTTCGCTATTGTCTTCAAAGATGACTCCGCGTTTTGATTTAGCTTCTTCATAGTCGCACGGTGTGATGGGCTGTCCTCCCCTGCTTCCGTCTGGATAGAGGGTTAGGCCTCTTAATCCATGTGCATACTTAGCAACTATCTTTGCAAAGCCATCTACTTTATCTTCATTGTTTAGTTCTGATCCCCATGTAGGCAGGTTAAGTGTGCTGCTTATAGCGTGGTCTACATATTTCTGGAGATCGTATTGAAATTTTATTCTTCGCTCTGGGTCTCCTGCGAGGTCGATTGCCGATTCGATTTTATCAGGGCTGACACCTGTTTCTTTAATAATGGATTCTGCTGTGCCGTCAATAACAAACTGATACTTCCATTTCGTTCCATCTGAAAGGTAGCGCCTCCTGTAAGAAGTGGCGTATACAGGTTCAACTCCAGAGGTAGTTCCAGCGATGATCGCAATTGTACCTGTAGGAGCAATTGCTCTATACCCTTTAGGGCGAGACAGGTAAAATCTATCACAGTGTTTGTTTGCACTTCTTTCAGATTCATCTCTGTATACCTTCAACCATTTCTTAAGCTCGTCGTTAACTTCATATTTGTATCCTCTTTTTAATAGCCATTCATGCATTCCCATTAGACCAAGACCAAGCCTTCGGTTCTTCTGTCTTACTTCGTATACTTTTTTGTATGGTAACTCAGCTCTTATTGTACCGCATACTAGAAACTTAGAAGCTATTCTAACTACGTCTTTGAATTCCTCTAGTGTCTCTATGTTAGCCATGTTAACGCTTCCTAGGTTACATACGTCAGAATCTGTTTCGCTAGTTATTTCTGTGCACGCGTTACGTAATGTCTCGTTCTCTTGCGCTCCAAAGTTAAAGCTGAATCCAGGTTCACCTGTCATCATAGCCTGTTTGGTATTGGTAATGAATACTTCTGGTATGCTAGATTTTTCTAGCTCTTTCAAGAAAGCATCATCATAGTTCAATGATATATTCATCATGTCTAATGGAGCGGGGAAGTTAAAGTTTAACTTTTTAAGATCAGACATTGTATATTCTTTTTGTTTACCTATTAGTATATCATGCCAGTTCTTTACATGAAGTAAGTCTCCCGCATCTTCATGTTGCCAGTTAAGGCTTCCATATAAAGCGGAGCGCCTTGATCCACCTTGCATCACGTTCCTTCCCACTTCGTTTATAGTGTGTAGTAATGGAATCGGGCCCGATGCAACACCTCCCGTTCTTCGCAAGCGCCTTCCACTTGGACGGGCAATGCTTACATCTATTCCAATTCCACCTCCAGTCATCAAGCATGACATCGCTCTCTGTGTTAGGTGTGCCCATTCTTCTCTGCTGTCCTCCTCAAGTCTAAGTAGATAACAGTTGTTCCAGAAGCTTGCATCTCTACCTGTGTAGTAAATGTATCTTCCTCCCGGCATAAACTTAAAGTCACATATAGTATGAACTAAGTAATCCATGTCTGACTTGTGCATAATAGGATCTTCTTTACCATCTCTTGATCCACACACATCATTAACTATGGTGAATGCCCTGTTAGGCCACGTCTCGTATGGTGTAGAGGCATACTTTGTCTTAAAGATTTCTTCCCCTAAGTCAGTTTTAAATTCTGTCATTTAGAATCTCCTATATATTTTTCCTTTAAGTTATTTTCAATGGCATACTTTTTATATTCTTCTAGTGTCATGCCTGCATGTCTTTCAAATACTTCTGCCCATGTGTGATCGCCCGATGGAGCATACTTATCTTGCATAGGCCAGACCTCTCTAGCCAAGAAGTATATCTTTCTTCGCTGTCCTTCTTCGTGTGCCTCTTTATCAAAATGGTAAGTCATCGCCTGAGTGTACTACGTCCGGTCCTCGTATGTCTGCCATTTCATCTCTAACATTCTTAGATACTTTTTTCTTTTCCTCTGGGGTCCCTATCACTTCCTTGTAGGCATCAGGGCTATTAACCATCTGTAACATTTTGCCTTGTATTTCAGTAACATACTTGTCAAGCCCATCCTTGCCAGTATATTTCCTGTAGTTTATATTCCCTTCAATGTATAGGGTAGTTCCTTTGCCAACGTAACTATCAACTACGTCCGCTTGTTTGCCATAGAATATAATGGTATGCCAATCAGGTTTAGCATACTCACCCATTCCGCTCTCAGTTACTAAGCCAACTTGTGCAACTTTGGTTCCGTTGGTTGTCTCTCGGATCGTTGGGTCTTTCCATACTCTACCAAGTATGATTGCTTTGTTAATTCCTTTCATCATGGTTCTCCGGCCAATACTTCTTTATGTTTTTCCAAACCATTAGAGAGCCTTCAAAGATTTCCCAGTACCTTTCTTTGTCTTCGTTAGCCCATTCATGAAATACTACTAGACCAGGATTAGTGCTGCTTATAAACACATTAGCTATCCTTCTCCTGTGAGTTCTATTGGGTGAGTTTAATCCTACATCGTATGCTATTAGTTGGTAGGCCATAGACTCATACTCTAGTTTTTTATGATCAGCGTCAAACTCTTTAGTTTTAAAATCTATTACCCATTCTTTAGAACTTAAATCTATTTTTCCTCCGTAGTCTATGGAGTAGAAAGATCTCTCTGGTTCCCAGTCTTGGTCGCCACAATTTATCTGCAGGATAGCCCTTACAGCTTCAAACATTTCTTTGTGGTCTTGGTTATGCGGGGCTTCACCAGTAGTGAAGGCAACCTCTAACATATTGTGTATTATATTGCCACGTTCTGCTGCTTCTTCTGACTCTTGCCTTGAGTGGGCGAGTACTCTTTTAGCATGCTCCTCATTATGTTCGTCAACTTGTTTTGGTATTAGCCTAGAAGATTCAATTGCCTTGTTTACTTTCCATGCTTCAAGACCGGGCTTAGCAAGTATATCTAATACCGATGTAACTGATGGAACCCAGCCATATTTTCTAGCATCTCTTAGTGTGGTTGGCCTAAGCCCTCCCTTCTTAGAGGGGGTGAAGTGTTGGGGTTCACCATCTTTATCATACCAGTGCATTTAATTCTCCTTACGTTTGAAGTCATCTGCCTCGTCTTCGGCATATACTCCATGCTTGTATGCTCCGCACAGCTTGAGAACAACTCGTGCTAATGCACGTTTTTCTGCCATTGCCATAGGATATTTACTAGAGCCTTTGTTAAGGTTGGCATCTGATGCTTCTCCATATGTTTCGGCATATAAATCTTTTGAAGTTCCCATGGCCTTCACTACTATAAATGATGGGGTTATTGAAACGGCTTCATAAGTAACCTTAATATTATTATTGTATTGTATTTTCTCTATGCCGGTCCTAGTTATAATAGCGATCTGCTTTCCGCCAAGCGGTAGTTTGAATATATCCTCATCAACATTAAGATCATTGACCTTTACCAACTCGTTTAAAAAGTCACGCTTGGTTTGTGCCATCCTGATTTCTCCTCTTTAGATTTTTGTTCAAGGTATTCAAAGAAGTCGTACTGAAATTTTTGCTTGTTTAATTTGTCAAGCCATGCATTGTATTCTTCCTTGTATAGTTCTTCCTGTTCTTCCAGTAATCCCCACTGCTGTACTGTTTGTTCAAATTCCATTTGACCATCTGGGTCTGGATGATCCAGGTCATCTGTCCAAGTCTCGATGGGCATACCCATAGTCTGCTCCTATGCTTTCAACTCTTTCCATGTATTCTGCAAACTCTTGTACGGTTAGAGAGGATGTTTGTTTAGGTATAAGATGTTCTTCTCCCGATAAGGATTTAATATTCTCCCACCCTAAGATTTCTATTGACATCATCTTATGCAGTTCATCTGCCGTGTGTCCAGTGTGTGATGCGAACCCTCTTAGGATTGCCCAGTATCTATTGTTCTGATCTACTGATCGTTTACTCTTGTGCTCCCTTATAACCACCTCTGTAAGCGGGGTGGAGGTGGTGGAGGTGGTGGAGTTGCTATTTGAGATAGACATTATTTTTTCTATGCACCTCTCTGCAACCTCATAGCTTCGTAGTACATAAGTCATAGCTTGCATGATATTATACCATCCTTAAATGCTTTGTCAATTGTTTGTAAGCACCAGCGCATTTGATCTTCCTTGCTGATGGTTCCGTCATGGCATTCAGCATGGTGCACATAGCAGACAGGCAATGTGAAATAGTCTGGACATTTCTTACCCATACCAGAGCCAAGAGCTAACACCCTAAGATGGTGTGCTTGGCTTTGGCTTTCGTTAGCGCAGATGATGCACGGCAGTTCAGAAACCCATTTTAAATATGATACTGATTTCATGCTCTCTTTAATGCCCTTATTAATTCATGTTCCCATTCATTTGTAATGGATAGTATCTCATTGAAGTATATTCTTTTTATAGAGTGGCTAAATATGTAGAGTGATATGCCTAAGTATCTAGCTCTTGAGCTATCGCTAGATGATCTCCTACCTATACCATTACACACCTTGCAATTAAGAAGTGTATCTTTTATCTTTAGAGTTCCTCTGCCTTTACATCTGGGACATATGCCAGGAGATACTGATTCCTCTAAGGCCATGTTCGCCAGGAGAATCATGGTTCTCTTATTTATCCAATCTATTTTAAATTTACCCCTTGGGCCAACTCTCTTTTTATCGCTGTTTGTTTTATTCCAGCTTCTTGTAAGCGCCCTGGCATACAACACTGCTAACAGAGGCTGTCTCCACCTATCTTCCATTGCATATTTTAAGCGCCCGTACATAGAGGCTTCCTTACTTACTGATGCCAATGCAATAGCTATATTTTCCCAAGGAACCAGAGACATGTCTGCCCAGATAGAGGGGGCTTTTGCCGTTAGGGATTTAAGCGACTCTAAGGCGGCCATTCTTAAATATATCGTTAAAGATTTCTTTTGTTGGCTTTCTTTTATTCATACTGTCAAGCGCACTCTTTATTCCTATGATGTATAGTCTGAATATTTCGCAGGCAGTTTCATTTTGATAGCACTCAAAATAAAAATGACATCCTTCGCATGGTGCTTTGTCAATCTTTACTGCCCTCATTAAATCAAACAGTTCTTTGTCTTTCATCTTCTTCCTTTAATGCTTCTTTGAAATCTATTGCTCTAAATATTATTAGTGTATCGTTATAGGGGCTGCCACTTTCTTTTAAGAATACAACAGGTGTTTTGTTATCCCTCGAACTAGCAATAGCCTGTGACATGGCGTCTTTAATCCAGTGTGGAATTGTTTTCCTATACTTACATTCTATAGATAGCACATCAGAAGTAACATCAGGACTGTCCCCTCTGGATCTACCGCTTACAGGAACTCTGGCTGATTCATCTCCTATCTCTGTAAGAAAGGAGGCAACCCAACGTTCAAACTTTTTCCATGTTTTATCCATTTGTGTACCCTGCTGGGATTTCATTTACTGCGTCTTTTGTTTCATGATATGTTCCTAGTAACCAATTGTATGTTAGCTCTCCTACTCCTATCCTTCCATCCTGTCTGAACCTAACCTTTTGCACATGAACCTCAACCAAACATCCATCATCAATAGATAAGTCTCTCCATATAGTAATACAATTATCAGCCTTGTCTCTCCATCTGGCAGAGCCACTGATATCATATGGTGTTGGCACTGGTATCTTTCCATTCTTATCCCTGTATAGTTTAGCGGGGTGCGCTATGATCCATATGTGTATGCCATATTTCCTAGCAAACTGTCGTATTCTTTTTAAAGCTACAGATATATATTCTGTTTCAGTTTGGTTGTTACTCCTCATGTGTTCTAGTTCATTCCATGGATCAATTATTAAACCCCTGATACCCTTTGTAAGCACCAGCCGTTTCGCAGCACTTAAAATAATATCCACTGACCACTCTTTGTCATCGCTTGGAAGTATCCATGTGAAGTGTCTGGCTAACCATTCTTTACCATCGTCTAGTTCTTCCCTTGTCATCCTACCTGTAACGCCATCAGTGAATGGGGCTTTGATATATTTTTCTAGCACCCTCGCCATATGATCCTCAAGCGGTTGATTCTCTGGAGAAAATATAGCGAAATTCCATCCGTGTTCTCTGGCTATGTTAACCATTACTGCATCCATCCAATTAGATTTTCCACTACTGGGAATGCCAGTGATAACACTTAATGATCCGGGTCTTATTAAATAGTTTTTATCTAATGACATCCATCCAGTTGATACACCTTTTTCTATGCCGTGTTCATATAATTGATTTATTGATGCGGTTAAGTCTTCAGCATTATAGGTTCCCTCAATAGGGTATGGAGTGGCATGCTGTATACACTCAGACAGCGCTGTCTTACCATACTTAACTAACACATCATTGGAATCCTTACATCCTTCTGGAAAAGATACCTTGAAACATCTATCCCTTCCCAATCTTCTTGAAAGTTCTTCCTCTAGTTTGTTTCCCGGTTCGTCATTATCGACAGCCATCACAAACTTTTTTACTGTGTCTAATTTTCCTACGTGTAGAGCTGAGTCATTTAAGTAATCAAACTTAGATGAGTAATCTACACTGTTGGTAGGTGGGGCCCCGTCCGGCACGCTTACACATGACCTTATACCCGCCTCCCATAGTGATAACTTATCTATCTCACCCTCTACTATAATAACTTGTTCAGTTTCACCACCAATTATATCATCTATTCCATATAAATATCTTTGTGCTCCCGCTTCCAATCGGAAGTTCTTATGTCCATCTCTATACTTAACGTTTATTAGTTCACCATCTTTGAAGTATGGAAACGCTATGCTCTGAGACATGTCCTCTAACTGTGGCATATATACTTTCTTACTACCAATTTTATTTTCAATTAAAGTCTGCTCGCTTATACACCTATCTCCAAACCATTTAAGCATTTCAGGCTTCAGGTCTGTTGAAGGTAATGATTCTGGTTTGGTGTATCTTGGTTTCCTCCAGTGTAAGGCTGAATCTGCAGAGCTGTGCTTACCGTTAGCCAAGTTACCAGACCAACCACAGTGATGGCATAGCCATACACCTTCCTCTACATTTACAGAAAGGCATGGTGCTTTCTTCTTCCGACGATGAGAGGAGCACTCAGGACATGGAACATTTACCTGACCAGATTTTCTGGATGGTATTTTTATTCCAAAGTCATCAAAGGTTTTCACTTGGTTCCTCCGTAACTCATGTTCTGTTCCTCTATTAATTCTTTAACCCTAGATTTTGCACCTCGTAACTCTCTATATGCTATCAGCAATGAGATAGCACTGCTAACATCATCCCAATCCATAGCAACAATCGTCGCTTCATTACCTACCTTCTGAATAAGAGCAACACCATGTTCCATGTCGTCATTGTTTACCCATGCAACATCTATACTCATTATAATATTCTCCTTAATATAAATATATTATTTGTTAACAACTAATAATATATTATTAAGTGTACCAGTATAGCACACTTTTACATATTTGTCAAGGGCTAGAAATCCGCATAAGGCCGGTGTTTAGTAGCGTCCAGGATAGCTGCACGCTTAACAGAGTTGAATCCTCGCCTAGACATTCTAGAACAATCACACATTATAGCATAGTCTATGTCATCCATTGTTACACTGTTACGCGTAACAGAAATAGAGATAGTAATTTTATTATCCTCATCGGTCATCTCTTCTTTTGATTTCCATATCTCTGTCTGCTCTGGTATTGGTAAGCTCATTAGAAATCTCCCTCTTTGATTTCTGCCTCTCGTTTTTCCTTGACTTCCTATGTGACCCACCCTTACGAAGGATAGAGTAATTATATCTAGGCTTTATTTTTTCAGACATAATTTTTTAATTCACCTACTATTGCACTGGTTGGTATATCAGAGCCAACAATTTTTCCCGCCAGTCTATAGTGCTCATCTCTATTTGTTTTGTCTATAAATCTTCCTACATATAGCCGTCTTATCAGCCCCTCATTTGGGCCACCAGTACCATAGATGCTTGGCCTAAATAATTCTATAGCAATATGGTATAGGCCTGTTGGCTGTCCTCTGAATGTAGCATACATAGTATTTAATTGTACCTGTAAATCTGTTTCAAGTCTAGCCTTTGCTATCTCTCTATAGTGTTTCTCATTTAACTGCTCCTTGAGTGGCTTATCTTCTGCTGTCTTGGTTTTACCGCGCTCTCTTTTTATTAGTGAAGGTTCTTCTTCTACACTACCATCTTTATACAATATAATGTCGTTGGTTCCTAACCATTCCCATACAGAAAAAACAGCATCAGCATTGCTACGAGCGTTTTCTCCTGGGGTATAAATCAGATACATTTTTTTACTGTGCTCATATATATGCACTGAATCTGGAAGCCACCTCAAGAATGATCCCATATTATATTTGTTCTTTGCTAGGCTTTTAAGCATAGCCTTCTTTAGTATTATAGTTCCATCTTGATGATACTCTACATCTACCTGATGATTCCCTATATACTTACCATCGCTATCCTTACTGCCATCATGTATATCTCTGCCAAAAGAATAGACACCATCTTTTTCTCTTAGATCAAAACCATGTGACATCCTAGCAACGTTACAGTCAGCAATGAAATGATCCTTCACTTCGTTATAGCCTTGAAACTCGCTATAATATATGTCGTGGTATGACATAGTATCTCCTTCTAAATTATAGTTACGATGTAATTTTCCAAACTCTTTATGTTCACCAAAGGTATCACTCATGTCTATCCATAAAGTTCTGAAAGCTTCACGGCTATTGTCAGCACAACCCCTAACAGATGGGCTATTAACTTTTAATATATCTCTCTTGCTTGGAATCCAAGCGTTATCAGCAAGCAGTACTGTTGTTGATTCACCACCTTTACCGTTGACTTTTCTTAAACATGTTCTTCCAAAAGGATATTCGTTAAAGTAATATGTGCAATCCTCCCTTACATCTTTAACCAATCTTCCCCACCCTCTATGTTTCATTGGCCTCTACCTCTATTACATCGCCAAAGGTACAGTCATCTTTATAATACTCTGGATTAGAATTAAATGCAACCCATATCACTGGATAATCTGGTGGGTATTCAGGAAAAGATCCATACATATCAGTTAGATATATTAAAACAGTTGGCTCGATACTATTATCTTCTACCCACTCAAACGCAGGCTCGAAGGCTGTGCCCCCGCCACCACCTATCTCTAGTTGAACTGGCAGTTCATCCTGAGTATATGTCTGAACGTTTGCTACATCTGCATCAACATACACAATGATTGTTTCATCTACATCACAGTCCTCTGCTATCTTAGAAATCTCACCACCAAATTGATTTATCATTTTAGGATAGCCCATTATAGAACCGCTTGTATCTACTGCTACCACTACAGTTCTTAACCCTTCCTTCTTGCGTAGGGATGGAAGATAAATTCCAGATGATATAAATTTTTTCATTGGATATTTCCAATCGTACTCCTCTGTTATATAATCCGTAGCATATTTATACAGTTCCTCCTCCCATTGCACCTTTGGGTTAAGGAAATCTGAAATGTAATCTTCAAATGCACCTGGTACTGTACCTCTTAACTTGCACATCTCTGCGGCACTTACTAACTTCTGCTTCCACTCACTTTCTAACTCACCCTTCTGAGATGGTGACTCAACAGCATCATCGAAGGTTCCGCAACCACCTACATCCCTCATCTCCTCTCCATCCTCGCCGATTACCCAGCCCTGTTCAAATTTGATCGGGTGAAATTTATCACGACTCCAATACCCTTCTTCTTCTAGTATCATATTATAAATAGTATCTGCTGTCAAATTTCTATACCTGTTATCAAACAGCGCATCGTCAGGAAGTTCAACCTTTGCATCTATCAGCACTGGATTGATGGCTAAGTCCCCCGCAATATTCCAGAGAATGTGATTGCGAATACCTCTCCTAGTAAGATGCATGAAAGCCGGATGACATACCTCATGCAATAGAACTCCCATTGTTATAGCAGTCGAAAGGCTCTCGGCATACTCTCTGTTGTAGTATATTTTTCTACCATCAGTGCCGAAGGTTGACACCTTTTCATCGCCTTCCTCTATCGACATAGGACACATCAACGACCCAAAGAATGGTTGGTCTAACAACGCATGAGCTTTTGCTACCTCTATCTTACGCTCTAGTTCCATAAATTTTCTCCATCTTTTTGATAATGGATTCGCCTGCTTCTACTACCTCTTTCCTTTTTGACTCGCTATTACGCAACCCAATAGCGGTAGTTGATAGCAGTTCCTTGATGATTTCTTGCCTAATTTCCTCTAGATTTTCATCGTCATTAAGGTTCAAATCAGGTAAGATGTCCACCAATCTCTTCATTTTTTCGGTTAAAGTCTGGTGAATCTTTGGTTTCTCGTTGGATAAAACACTATTCATATGGGCTACAGCATCATAAACCCTGTCATATACTGCCATATTAGTACGCTGTAACTCAGCACGCATGCTCTCTGCTACCTCATCTCGTATCCTCTGAGCCTCCTCATCTCCAACTGCTACCCTTAAATCTAGGTTATGTGAGTCTGGAACAGGCCTAATGTGGTGTTCCATCCTTACTTTATTGAGGAATCTCTCGGATGAGGGGTAATCTGACCTACGAAACAGGCCACCTGTCTGTCGTAGCCTATCTTTAGCCTCATCTATCATGGATTCGTACTCTATACCAATAAAATTCTTCTCTTTTTCAAAGTCACTCTTGAATTTTCTGTACTGTGATGACCATTCAAGGTATCTTTTGTTAGGCATTAGCCTAAATTCAACGCGCCCTGTAACCCACGGCAATGTTAGTTCTTCAAATACCTTAGTAGCATTGCGCTTAACTGCCTGTAAATTATTAAGATACCTAGCATTTATAATTATCTTATTAAAATTACCGCACTCAAGCCTACTATCTATGCCATACTCTTGTGCTACCTTGTTAGACACGTCCTTGTCTATCTTCCTACCACTAGGTATTCCGATATCAAGGGATGCAAGCATACACTTCTCGTTAAGGCTCATATATTTTCTCCTTATCCTAAAAGGATATCTTCATTGTCCATAGCCCATTGACCAAAGGCTTTGCAGTCCATTACTTCTGGGTTCATACCCTTAACAGTGAGGATACTGAACTCACCTGGCAACCTACCAATGTATTTGGCTATATTCTCAAAGTTCTTGGAAGTTGCATGACCTCCAAGCGAACAGGCAATAGCATACTTTGCGCTCGGATTCTCTGGAACCATAGCCTTCATAGGATTGTTGATGCAATCATCAGGGTCAGGCACCTCGACCGCTATGTCCTCGTGTGCTATGAATTGTACAGCCGCGCCCTCCCCCACCAGTGAGGAGTAAAGAGCGTGTCTGAGAGCCTTAGAGGGGCTCTGCTTGCGGATATGACTCAGCCTCTCCCAACTTCTAGGTGTAGGCCATGCCCACTCATCACTACCCTTCTCTGGGCGTTGATGAGCCAGTTTACCACCATGTAAATGAAGGAATGATATGACTATGGGATCGACTTGTTTCTTTATGAAGTGATCCTTCAAGTCATCTATGTCCATGACTGCTTCAAAGTGCATGAACCTATCCTGTTGAGCAGAGGATAGCCCTCTATTCACACCGCCATGTTGTTTTCTATTACCTAACGCTATAATAATCCAGCCATCAGGCAAATGATAGCCACCTAAACGTCTCTCTAATATAAGTTGCTGACCCCCCATCATGGTGTCTTGCTTGGCATCTAAATACTCATCCCAAATAAGAACACCCTTCTCTCCATCACGCTCTGCTTGTGGGAGGATGTCAGGTACAGCCCAGAAAGAAATACCACCTTCCATATATGGAACGCCCTTTAGATCACTGGGGTCTAGTTGAGAAAATCTAACATCAATCTTGCCACCATACTCATCAGCAAAGACATTAGTTTTCTCCGTCTTACCTATACCAGACTCACCAGTAACTAAGACAGGTTCTTTCTTTTCAACGGCATACTTATATATTTCAGACAGTTCAGCAACTCGAACTTGTACTGGCATATACATTACCTCTCTGATTGTGTCACTGTGGGTGGAAGGGAGTGTAGCACAAGGGAGGACACATATACAACCTTGTTATCCCGCTCTGCCACTGACAGAGGAACAGAATTGTCCTCATCACTGGCTCGATAGACAATGGCATCCCTATTGTCTATTACTTCTAACTTCTTGATGGCATCCTTAAGCATGGGAACATCCCATCTTAACCGCTTCCCAATCCGTATCTGGAGCAGCCACCTTCATGCGCTCCATATGTCTTGGTGTTCTAAGGATGTGTTGCTTACGGAATTTACGATCACTCTTTCTGAGTTCTCGATCTTCCTCTCTCATTGCCTCTTTCCACTGGTCAATACTCATCGTACCACCATTGGCCTTGAGGACTTTCTCCAAACTATCTAAGTGTGACATTACTGTCTCCCAGTCGATAGTGTATTTACCGCCCCCAATATACGCAACTTGGCGACGACCCCTTCATTCCCATCACGCGGGAAATGAATACAAAATCTGTAATGAGTTGGCGGTAGATCATCACAACCTTCCGTCATAAACTCCTCGTATATCTTTATAACCCTAACCCATCCTATGTGATCACCATTTCTACCATCAAAACCTATGTCTGGACTCTCACCCCTATCCAGAAACAGCTTTTCAAGGTAGTCATATGTCTCAGCATAGTCCTCTGTTGGAAAGTGTGGTTCCGAACACGTCTGCCAAAAACTAACCACCTTATCACGCAAAGGCTTGCCATTCTTGTCATCCATAAAGGCAAACCTCGCATCTTTTAAGTTAGCAAGTAAATATACTAGAGCAAACCCATTAAAGCGTGCTTGTATAGCCAACAAACCATACTTCAAATGTATGTCTCTCATCCTCTGTGCCGAACCGCTGTAAGAATTGCCTCGAATCCACTCAGCCTCTGACATCGCACCATTTGGACAGATCACAACGTCAGCAAACCTATCATAAGACATGGTTGCTCCTATCCCATTCTAACTCTAGCATCTCTTGCAATGCTTCAGGCAATAAAATTTGCAAGACCTCAGCCTGTCTGAATGTAAAGTTAAGTTCCTCAAAATCATCTTCACCTACAGGCTTTGAGACGCTGATGCTTGGAAACCCATCATCATCTATCACAACACCCACCTCTACATATCTACCTATTGCCATTAGAAATCTCCTTTTGCCACTTGAAATACCCTTAAGCCATGACTTCGCCACATATCTACCACTTTCTGACGGTCATCAAACACCATCGTAGGTCTGTAACCGTCTGCCCTCATAAGCGGTAAGAATCCTTCCTTCACCTTATCATCAGGCATAAACTGATCCTCACTTTTACGCATATACATTGCCTCCCAACGGATACCCGCAAAACCCAACTGAGTTTCTGTAATTTTACGATCATATTCCATCCTACCACTTGCAATGATAATACGATTCCCAAACTCAGTCAAAGCACGAGCCACAGTACACACATCTTCATTCGGCGTGTCATATGGCATCTGCTCACGGAAAGCAAGCCAATCTTTTGGGTTACCCTCTACAAAATGGCGCCTATGATTCACATTCATAAGCGTACCATCTACATCAAATACAATAACGGCCATGTATTACCCCCCAGGAGTGTAGGTTACACCCCTAATTTTAGCAGGATCACAGCCACGCAAGAACCTAGCCCTGCGTAGCAAGTTAGTCTGCAAGGGATTAAACAAAGACTCAGGGATGATTGTCCTGCCATCAATTTCCACCATATCATCAGGCACATTCACAAACTTACTCACCCTGACACCATTACACCATACAGATACCAACGTCAATTTCATTGCCATAAGCACCTCCAAGTGCTAACCATACCAGTAACGAACCTCATTCACCACAAACGAGCGAACCAGAGGCCCAAAAGAGTCACACTCCTCTGTCCTAAAATCAGTTGCCTCAGGAATCTGACCCTCTATAGAATCGACATCAGTGCCTGACCTACCATCACTATAGTCGATCCTCACCCAACTGTAGGGTGAATCATCAGAATAAAGGTATATCATCCCTTACTCCTCCGTTGAATCAAACCCACACTTCGGGCATACACCATCAAATTGAATCTCAGGATTCATGTGAAAAGAAACCCACTCACGCACCTTCAAAACACCCACCTTCACCACCTCGAAACAGCCCATACACATATGGCTCTGGGCAAATGATACCACTCTGTCGGATTCTGACATTAAGACGCCTCCAAATCATCGACAACCTTGCTAAAATCCACAGCCAAGCCCTCGACAAACTCTTTCCTACCAGACTTGACCAACCTTTTGCCATCAACCACGATGACATATAGAGGCGCACCATCAGGCGATAGTTCCTCTACCACAGCAACAGTCTTTCCCATACGCATTGGCTCCCAAATTGAAGTTAATAGATCGTCCTACCCGCACGACCATGAAACGGTGCGGAACTAGGACGCGCACAAACACGGCCATATTTACCTCTTGGCCGAGGATTACTACGCAGAATCTTGACGGATTTCGGCGCAATAACCTGTTTGTCCTCCGAAAAATATACGGAGGATGTAGGCGTGCCACGGTCTGTCGCATATGGCACATTACCCACATTATAGACGCACTTCTTCATAAATAATCTCCGGTTTTCCAATGGACTTGGAGAATCACCACTTTCGTAGTGATCCCCACAGATTAAGCCGCTTTTTTCTTCGACTTGCTCGGCTTTGTGGCCGGTGTCGCTGTCAATCCCATCGTACTCATGGCGTTCACTAGGTCATATGCAGCACCCATTGCACCAACACGCTGAGTTTTGACTATCTCAGGATTGCCTTGCATCTTCTTGGTTAAGGCTTCAATTGCCTTCTTGATAAGCATATCAGGCGACAAGCGTTCGACCTTGTGATCAAACCACTTGTTTTCCCGATAGAAACCAATATCCATTATCGGCTTGCCATCTGCAAGAATTACCTTGCCTTTCTCGTCTGTCATGGCAAATATTTCACCAGTCCAATCCTTGTCTTTCTTGAACGTGCTATCCGCCTCGTTCCAGACGACCCCGTAATGGAAGTTGCAATAATCCTTGATGCGCTCGACTCTGACACCATCAGGAAGTGCATTGACAATCGGGTTGAAAACCGTGGCATTGCGGTGCTCTGAGTAGTGCCATCCAGATGAAGTTACGCATCGGTGGATTTCCTCTTGCAACGTCTTGGCTTTTACTCCAACAGCCTTGCACGCCTTGAGTAGTTTGTCGAAGTCACGTATCGCATAGTCTTGGTCTTTGATTGATGTAGGCATAATGCCCTCCAATAAAAGGTTTTGAACCATCGGGCGATGATTCTCCAAGCCCACGGGAAAGATAGTAATAGATTTATTGTTTCTGGCATATAGTCTTCCGACTCGTCCGGCGCGCTACACAACGGCTTACGGATACCTCACCGCAGTCCTACCCAGTCTCCCAAGCGACTCATGTCGCTCCGCAGTCATGGCCGAACAACTGCCACCCGCTACGGTCACGTGTCTCCACGTGGGTATGCCCAACTAATTGCGAGGAGTGAACGGACGTAGTGCCAATCCACTACAACCGGCAAGGTACAAGTGAATGATCAAGCCAACGTAGTGCTACGCCTATTGTCCAATCCATTGGGGT